CCGATGTTGGTTGAGGTGAGGGAGAAGGATTGGGAGTTGGTTCCGTCGGTGTTGGTGAAGGACTCGCCGTTGGTGACGGTTCAGGAGATGGAGTCGGTGAAGGCTGAGGTTGAGGCTCTGAGGTCGGCGTTGGTGTGGGAGCAGGTGAAGGTTCAACAGTTGGAGTCGGTGTTGGAGAAGCGCTCGGAGATGGAGAAGGTTCAGATGTCGGAGACGGCGAAGGAGTCGGCTCTACAGAAGGGGTGGGGCTGGGTGCTGGGGCAGGAGCAGGAGAACTAACAGAGACAGTAAAGATTGGTCCGTACCATCCAGCCCAAAAACCATTATCAATTCCCGAAACAGAAATTGTTACTTGACCTGAAGCCGTTGCGCTTATGCTGGTCGCTTCAATTGCATTACCGCTTGAGCCTTGACCATTGATTGAAGCGCTCCAAGAGTCAGCGATAGGGGCGCAATTACCAATGCAGTTTGCGATTGTGTTATTGATTGAAACCGTCACAGTCGAGCCATCAGGCACATTCGTCACATAAGAGGCACTACCGCCTTGGTAATCGAATTGAACAGAATTACCCGAAACATTGCCATTACTGACCGATTGCCATGCTCCATCAGCGCTGGCTGAATCTGAGGGAATCATGAGCCAGCCGAAGGCAAAGAAACAAACTATAACAATTCGTAATAATCGCACTAAAACACCCTCGGTTGGGGTCACGGGGACACGATTGAATGAATTGTACCAATTGGCTAAATCATGCTAAACTGGGGTTGTAAATGAGAGGAGACCCAATGAGCGTGACAAAAGAGTTCGCGGTCAAGATTGATACAGAGTTATCATCTTGGTATGACAAGCGCTGGAATCTTGTTTCCGATTTAGAAAGCGCAATTGATTCGGTCAAGTTCTATGAGAAGTATTACCCAACTTCAGTAGAAAAGATTGACGAAGGCATTAAGAAGATTGAAAAGATTGAATCTGAGATTAACAAGGTCAATGTTGAAATCATCAAGTTAAATGCGATTTACAACCAAGACCCATGGACAAGAGCGTTCTTAGTAATCAACAGCAACGGTCATGTTCACAGTTCAATGGATTGCTCGACTTGCTTTGCAACTACTCGTTATAACTGGTTAGTTCAGTACAGCAATGACGATGAGAAAACTATCGTTGAGGATGCTGGTCAAGATGCTTGCACAGTTTGTTATCCATCTGCTCCAGCGGATGTCTTAAACCGTCCATCACGAATCGTGACAGCGGACAAGGTTGCTAAGGCTCAAGCAAAAGCAGAGCGCGATGCAAAAAAGGCAGAGCGAATCGCTAAGGAAAAGGCTAACGCTCCAACAGCATCAGGTGAGTTCTTGACTTACAAAGAGGGCAAGTACACAAGAGTCATCAAGACAGAGCGTTCAGCGGTGACAGAGTGGTTCAACCTTCAATGGTCGATTGAGAGAGAAATCGTGACTCACTACTACAACGGCGAGGCACACAGCGCAGAGAGCATCCAAAAGCAAAAGGATGAAATCGCGTTTGCTCAAGAGATTGCCGACTTGATTGTAAGAAATCTTGCAGAGAAGAACGGCGTTTCATTTGACCAGCAGTTGAAAATACTGAATAATAAGTATCAGAAGAGGAGGGCATCATGACTCAGATAGAAGAGTTAATGGCAAAAGTAATCGCTGAACATAGCGAGACGCTTCACCCTGACCTTGTTCCGTACTTAGAACAAAGCGACATGGGCTGGGCAATGTTGCGCCATCCGCTTGTTTATCAAGTGCCGTTTTTTTCTAATGGTTCTGCTAATGCTTTCTACGAGCAGAAAAGAAAAGCAGTTGAAGAAGCCATCGAGAAGAAGAATTACAAACAATTTGTTTGGTTGTTTGAGCGTCCTTATCGCATCGAGGCTTTCATCAAGATTGCTGACAAGTTAAGCGATACCGATTACTGGAAACTTCTCAGCGACATTTGGGTTGATACAGAAAACCAGTATGCACATCTTCAAGAGTGGAAAGATTTATTGGCTTCAAAGCGTTCGAATCGTCATTACATGATGAGCGAAGAAGAGGACAACACTTTGCGTTCACTTCCAGCAGAGGTAACTATCTATCGCGGATGCCAAAAAGGTATCAATGAAGATGGATTGTCTTGGACTTTAGATAAGTCCAAAGCAAAGTTTTTTGCCAATCGCTTTGGCAAGAAAGGAATCATCCTAGAGAGGACGGTTTCCAAGAATGACATCGTGGCAGTTCTTTTGGGTCGCGGTGAATCCGAGGTCGTATGTGAGGTGAATAAATGAAATGCTGTATGTGCGGTGGTCAATTACGAATCACCATCATCAAGGGAAAAGCGTATTGCTTCCGTTGCGAGTTGGACGCTTCAATGGAGCAATACGGATTAGTTCGACCAATCAAAGAGAGGGAGGCATCATGATAGAGAAGCGATTAGCAAGAAAAGGAATTCGCCTGACCGCTAAGGGACGACGCTGGGCAGATAATTTCGAGGGCGCGGTTATAGCGCTGGCAATTGTAGGCGTCTTTGGCGTCGTGGGGTCGATAGAGACAGGGCGGTGGTTCTAGTGATAGTTCCATCATGGTTTAGGCGGAAAGAGGCTCTACGCCTCTCTGAAGCCTCGTTAGCCCGTCTACGCAGATTGGAGCGGGAGAAGTTACTCGCAGAGGAATCCGATAAGCGACACGCTCGACGCAAGGCTCGAATGGATTTGATTTATAAACCCCAGTAGGTTATACTGGTATTGTTCCTAGAGAGGGGATACAAAATGACACAGATAGACATTCATGCAGAAAGCAATCGCATCATTGGCTTGTATGTTGCTAAGCAAGAGGCTGAAGCAAAAAAGGCAAAGAAGGCTCTAACAAAGAATCAATGCCACAACATTTATGTTGAAGCATACGAGGCTGGTCTAAAGGCTGGCAACGAAATTGGAGTCCCAAAGTTTGTAGTTGGCGAACCAACTACTCCACTCGGGGGTGACATTGATTATTCAAAGCCAACTTATGTTCTTGACGGATTGTGTGGTTTTGCTTGGGTGAACATCCATCCAGCAAGAGGCGCATTTGTCACTTATTTGAAATCTCGTAATGTCGGAGATAAAAATTACAACGGTGGTTACGGGATTTGGATAAATGAATTTGGACAAAGCGTAGACCGCAAGTACGCGTTTGCTCAAGCGTTCGCTGAAGTGCTTAACAAGTACGGAATCAATGCTCACGCAGGTAGTCGCTTAGACTAACTAACAAGAATTCACCCGCCAGTCTTACACCTTTCGCTGGCGGGTGAATCTGTAAGCAATGAGGTACCATTCCTATCGGGTACCCATAGTTCGGTGGCGTTGATGCTTCGTTGCGCGTCCGTCCTGGGTCTGCTACCTTTAATGCAGGTTCGCAAAACACCTACACCTCAAAAGCGAGGTCAGTCCGATACTGACAACACCGAGGCGCTACATCCAGTAGCGATTAAGAGTTCGCTCCGAACAATGGAGGATTATGCGATTCTATGAGAAAGTATTATCAAAACCGATTCCAGTAGGAATTCTTGTTCTAGGATTTATTATTCTAAATCCGTTCCACATTCCGCCTGACCCAGTTGCTCAAGCGGTTGAAGTTGTGGAAGCGCCTAAATTAGTAGAGCGCACACCTGAAGCATCAAAGGTCTATGCCAAAACTCAATTGTCTAAATTCGGTTGGGACACTCCTACTCAATGGGAATGTTTGCTATCGCTGTGGACAAGAGAATCAAATTGGCGTCCCGATGCTTACAATAAAACACCCGTCCGTCAGAATGGAGAAAAACTCCATGCTGGAGGAATTCCGCAAATTCTAGGGCTAGACCCTGATACAACAGTTGAACGACAAATTGAACGAGGACTTGTCTATCTCGAATCTCGTTATGGCTCACCATGCTCGGCGTGGCGTTTTTGGAGTTCAAACTATTGGTACTAACCTCATTCTATGAGTGAGGAAAACAAGAAACCTTCATTGATTGACGATGCGCTCGCCGAAATCGGGCGCATCGCCTTTCTTGACCCTGCAATCTGTACTGGATGGGTTTTAGTTTCAGAATGGATGGGTGAAGGCGAGAGAGAGTATTGGACGCTCACTCTTGCAGATGACGGTAATCCTGATTGGCGACATAAGGGATTAGTTCATCACGCATTAGCGACATGGGAGGCAAATGATGACATTGGATTCAAAGACAATTCAGACAAACCAAAAGATTGAGCAAGACCGAATCAATCTTTTGAAGCAGTTATTAAATGAAAGATTTGGTACGACACGCGAGAGCGAACAATCCACACCATCTGATAAATAACCTGTCACAATTACAACATGGGTTTATCTGATTTCGTTGATGAGGCACCGTGTCGTAATTCCGACCCGTGGCTCTTTGACCAGTATCAAATTGATTTAGCCATGCCAGCCTTGGAACTTTGCAAAGGTTGTCCTTTTTGGGAAAACTGTAACGCTTTAGTTGAGCCTAAGAGTAATTTCTTTGATGGAATTTGTGCTGGCAAAGTGTGGCGAAATGGGCGCGTATTGGCTAAGTTAGATTCTGCTTTCCCAAACCGTTTGATAGTTGGAGAGGAATTAGATGAAGATGCCATGGGAGTTCGAGGGAGCGAGTTGTTGGGGGATTGAAACAGATTTTTTCTTTCCCGAGGCAAACTCATCATCAGAAGAAAATAGAAAAGCAAAAAAGATTTGTAATAACTGCATAGTTAAGCAAGATTGTCTGACCTATGCTCTACATTACAGAGTAAGCGGAATTTGGGGCGGAACAGCAACTAGAGAACGCGATGACCTAAGAAAAAAACTCAACATAACAGCCAAACCAATAACAAGCGAGAGGTACACAGCATGAGCGCACCAATAACAATCACAGGAAATCTTGTTGCCGACCCTGAGTTGAAATTTACTCAAAGTGGAAAAGCACTAGCAACATTTACAGTAGTTTCATCTAAGTCATCCAAGAAGCCTGATGGCACTTGGGAGAATACAGATACAACATTTTGGGACATCAAGGTATGGGGAAAGACCGCTGAGAATGTTGCTGATTCACTTCGTAAGGGAGTTTCAGTTATCGTCTCAGGAACAGCAGTTCAAGAATCTTGGGATGATAAGACCACGGGTGCAAAGCGCTCAAAGATTACAGTCACCGCTTGGAATGTCGGTGCTGACCTCAAGCGCCATACCTACAGCGTCTCAGTCGTAGAGCGCACCGATGCCTCATTCAATCCTCCAGCGGTTTCAGAGTTCGACCCATGGAGCGCACCGCTCTCAGATGTGGCGCCTTTCTAACCCATGTTGTATGATAGGGGTTGAAATTATCCTGAAGGGGGTAAGTAATGGCATGGACTGATTTCTTTGTGAAGGAACTTCCTTCTGCAAAAACTGTTGTATCGCCTGATGGTCGCCCATTTGTTTCTATGGAGATTGCTCCAAAGGAGTATGTGGAAATACACATGACCACTACAGCGCAGGAATTACCTTTCAAGGTAATCTTTAAGCGATTTGACCAAGTTGGCGGATTGCTTGAAGAGCGTGAGTATGCACAGGCTGGCACAAAAGATTTAGCGCGAAAGTTTGCAATGGAAACTGCAACATTCCGTTTGAATTCTTTTGAGTTAATCCTCGACGAATACTAAAAAGGCTAAATTCACTTAGCGCTATAATCGTGAGGTGTATAACGACGATTTCGCGAGCGACGGCGTTATCTCTGTTCTGAGTAGTTTTGCCATTCAGAGCCATGAATTATTCATGGAGTTGAAAAGGGCGGGATTTGATGAAGAGCAAGCGATTAAAATTGTTGTCGGATTAGCGCAAAAAGAGTAGGCGAGAGGCACACATGGCAGAAAGACCTGACCTACAAGAGTTTGGCTCTACTGGTTTACGCCGTTCAGGTGGAACAGTTTATGAGGAATTTCTTGTCAATCTTCGTGGCATCCGTGGCGCCAAGATTTATCGTGAGATGGCAGATAACGACCCAACCATCGGGTCAATGTTGTTTGCAGTTGAGAAAGTTATTACTCGTCTTGAATGGCGTGTAGACCCATTTAGTGATGACTCTTCAGATGGCGATGTAAAACCTGAAGATAAAGAGTCGGCAGTATTTATCGAATCATGTTTGAATGACATGAGCGATTCATGGGATGCAACACTCTCACAGATTCTTTCAATGCTTGTTTTTGGTTTTTCATACCACGAAATTGTTTACAAAATTCGTAAGGGCGATAACGCAGACCCAAAGAAACGCTCTAAGCACAACGACGGAAAAATCGGTTGGCGCAAGATGCCTATTCGCGCCCAAGAAACTTTGTTCCGTTGGGAAATTGATGAGGATGGCGGAATTCAAGCCATGGTGCAGGTAGACCCATCAACGGGTGGCACACACATTATTCCTATTGATAAAGCATTACTGTTCCGTACATCAAGTGCGAAGAACAATCCTGAAGGTCGCTCTATTCTTCGTAACGCATACCGCCCTTGGTTCTTCAAGCGCCGTATTGAGGAAATTGAAGCGATTGGTATTGAACGCGATTTAGCAGGTTTGCCAGTTGCTTACCTACCTCCTGAGTATCTTTCAGCATCAGCATCAGCAGAACAACAGGCTGTGCTTGCATCTATTCAAAACATCGTTACTTCAATTAAGCGCAATGAACAAGAAGGCATTGTTATGCCAGCGATGTACGACGATGCTGGACATAAGATGTTTGACTTGCAGTTGCTCTCATCAGGTGGCTCACGCCAGTTCGATACAGACAAGATTATTCAGCGCTATGACCAGCGTATGTCAATGTCAATTCTTTCAGACTTTATTCTTTTGGGTTCAGACCGAGTTGGCTCTTATGCACTCGGCGCATCCAAGATGGATTTATGGTCAATGGCAGTTGATTCAATTGCTAAAAACATCGCAGAGGTAATGAATCAGTACGCAATTCCTCGCTTGATGAAGTTGAATGGAATGGACATCTCTCGCGCTCCGTATCTAACATACGGCGAAGTAAGTCATGTTGATTTAACTGAAATCTCAGACTTTGTAACTAAGTTGGCTCAGGCTGGTGTTCTTATGCCTGACCCTAAGTTGGAAGATTACCTACGCGAGTTGGCTGGTCTACCACCTGCTGAGCATGACGGTGCTAACTACGGTATGCCTCCAATGCCTGAAGGGGCAGAGGGTGAAGGATACGACGAGCCTCCATCAATGGAAGAAGAGTTAGAGATTCCTGAAGGAGCGGAACCGCTAGACGGCGATTTGGACTAAACGATGCCACTCATCTTTGGAAGAGACGGCAATCGTCGCAATCCTTTAACTCCTGAAGAGCAAGCACTCGCTCGCGTTCTTTACGAGGCAATTCGTAAATCAACCAATACCATCAAGGTTGAAGAGTTGGCTCGTATCATTGAGAGACTTGACCCTGATTCACTTAATCGGCTTCTCAATGCAATTTCTGTCAGCACAGATAGAAAAGCAATTGAGCAAGCATTATTGAATTCAATTGAAATTGGCGGACAAGAGGCAATTCGTCAAATTGCAAGCATCGCTCCTAAGTTAGCCTTGCCAGCCTTTATCCCAAAGCCTGTAAAGATTACAAACAAGGCTCCTATGGCAAACATGGATTTCACAAAGATTCCTGATTGGGCAAACCCAGTACAGCAAAAAGTTGAATTCTCAATGTCATTTAATAAAACTAATCCTAATTCTTTAGCCTTTGCATCTAAAAGAGCAGGACAGTTAATTACTAGCATTGATGAATTAACACGCACAGCAATTCGCAAAATCATTATTGATTCATTCAATGAGCAGTTAGATTACCGAGCAGTAGCCCGTCGCATCAAAAACATTATTGGTTTACATCCTAAGTGGGCAGAAGCGGTAACAAAGTTTGAAAAGCGAGAGTTAGAACGCCTCATTAAAAGCGGAATGAAAGAAGCAAAGGCGAGGGAGAAATCTGCGGCTTCTGCATCTAAGTATGCTGACCGCTTACGCTCTGCAAGAGCAACAATGATTGCTCGTACCGAGATTCAAATTGCTCAAAACGCGGGTCGCTATGAGGGTTGGAAGCAAGCCAATGAGGAAGGTTTTGTAGACCCAAGTTCATTGAAGATGTGGGTAACAGCCAAAGATGAGCGCACTTGTGACATTTGCGCTCCGCTTGATGGCGAATTAGTGCCTTGGGATGGTGTGTTCTCTATTGGGCTTGAGACACCGATTGTTCACCCTAATTGCCGTTGCGCGATGGTGATTGTTCCTCCCGAGAGGAAGTTATGAGTCTAATAATTAAATTTGATGCTGGGCTTCGTCCAGTAATTAAACACCAAGAGCATGACCAATCCACCCATGGAAGTTGGGCTAACAGTTCAGAGCGCTCCGCAAAAGAAATTGAAATTCAGCAACGAATTACACAAGTTGAACATAAGTCTTATCCTGTCGATGACGATGGAATGTCATCTAATCGCGTAACAGCCATTTATGAAACTAAAGATGGCACAAAAATAAAGTTGCTTCATGATAACGAAAAAACAGCAGATGGAAACATCTCAATGACTACAAAGGCTTATCTTTTTGTCGAGGGAGGCGTCAAAGAAATTGCTGACCTTGAATCTAGTCGCGCTAATAATGTTTTACCCGAAGTAGGGGCGATGATAGATAGAATTCAAGTTCAACCTGAATACAAGCGCCAAGGTATTGCTACTGCAATGTTAAATTTTGCTCGTTCTTATTCACAGGACGGTATCAAAATTGAACACTCATTTTCTTTAACCGATGATGCTAAAGGTTGGTCAGGAGTGGTCAAGCATCAAGAACATGACCAGTCCTCTCACGGCAACTGGGCTACTGGTCAAAAGGGTGGAAGCGGACTAAGCCATCGCGAGATGTACGAATTAAAAAAACAGCCTGACCCTCTCGTAAGAAAAGTTTATGAAGCGGAAGAAAAAAACCATAATCAAATTCAAGACAAAACAACAGAGCAACCTTCTGCACCAAATCGCGCAGATTTTGAAGAATACTCTGATTACAACGACGCGTATAAAAAGTATTCAAAAGACTTCCTTAATTGGTCAAGAAAAGTTACGACTTCAATTATTTCTCCAATGGGTGAAAAGCATTTAGATGGAACACCTAGAGGTGTCAATGGTTATGTCAGAGATGTTTTAAGACAAGATTGGTTTGTTGAAGCATTTGGAAAAGGTGGGGTTGCTGGCAATAATCTTGAAGTTAAAGTCTCATCTACTGGTGAAGCGGGAGCCTATCAATTTGGTTTTAAGGGTAGCCTTCCTGTAAGCATTTTAAGAGTTAATAGAGGTTATTCCAAAGCCGAACCAACTATCGTCCATGAGATTGCTCATTACGCCACAACTATTAGTGCTACTTCTCCTCATGGTGGACACGGAGTAGAGTTTGCGCGAAACCACATTTTTATTGCAGGTAAAGTAATGGGTCAAGGTTTTGCAGACGGACTTGAGAAGGCATACAGAGAGGCAGGTATACCTCTTGGAAACTAAAGATTATGGTTGGGAAATTATTGACCCAATTCATCCTGATTTAATTCCTGAACCTCCTGTAGAGGATTTAGAAAAGCATCTACAAGGTCTACACGACCAGCGTACTCACGGTTCATGGGCAGGTGGCGGTGTTGGGGTAGACATCACCGAAGAGTTAGATTCGGTATTTTTCAACGGTAAATTAGACATCAAGCCTAGCAAAATCTTTCCTGGAGACCCTGACATAGTAATTCGAGCCGAGATTGCTCGTAAAGGATTAAATCAAGAAACAGTTGATTTGATAGATAAGATGTCTGAAGCACAGATAGCAAGCGGACAAGCCTATGGTGATAATGCCCTCAAGATTATTGCTGAGCGTCAAGGGTTTACTGACAAACCAAAAGTAGTTAAAAGTCTTAAAGACTTACAAAAAATACAAAATGACGAAGGTGGAATGTTGGTATTTCGTGGCATTACTGACTATTCAAGAGCGCAAGCAGGTGGCGGTGGTTCGATTCAGCCTACCTACACAGCAGAGCAAGCACTAACTGATTTTAGAGAGGGTGAATACTTTGGAGGCTGGGGAGTATTTGGCAACGGTACTTATACGACTGTTCGCGTAGATGAGGCTGTGTCCTATGCAAACACTATGGATTTGGATAATGGAAAATTAGGCAGAGGCAAAGTTATGGCGATGCACATTCCCAAGGATGCTAAAGCCCCGACTCCCGAGGTTGTCAAAAGTGTTGTGAAAGAGATGGTCTATGGTGGAGAACCTAATCACCGTAATAATGTTGGTAGAAGGCTTGCTTCCATGGGTTATCAGTATTACGATGCTGGTTTAGTCCAAAATGATAAAGGTGGAGTTTTTGTAGTTCTCGATAGGTCAATGCTTACAGTTGCAGAAAAGGCGGCAGGTTGATGCTCACTCCAGTTCAATCACAGCGCTACGCTCAGTTAGTAAATAATTTTAACGAAGAAGAATTCTATGCTTACTACGCACATTTGAGCGAGGGTGGCAGAGTAGAAGATTTCTTTGACAAGATGGAAAAGCATGGAAGCCACGACCAAAAAACTCATGGTTCATGGGCAACTGGTGTTGGCTCTTGGGATGACATACAAGGTGAATTAGATGAGTTGTCAAACAACTATAATAAAAAATACCGAGAATTAGATAAGTATTTGACATCTAAAGGGATGACTCATTCGTGGAGAGAAATACAGGCTGACCCCATTGCTAAAAAATTACGAGCAGAAGCAGATGCTTTTTGGGATGAGCGTCAGGTTAAAGTTCAAAATTTTTATCAAAACCATTTTGATGAAAACAAAAGTGAAAATTTTGATGCTCTTCGCGATAAGTATGTAGTTGCCGATACTCCGACACTAAAAATGAATAAGCAATTGCGTGAGGGTGGCGGACTTACAAATAGAGTAAAAGATACTGATAAGTTAGTTTCTATGGGTACAGTAAAAAATGATTTAGGAGTTTATCGTGGAGCAGTTCTTCCAAAAGAACTTATAGATACGATTAAAGTTGGCACCTCATTTACTGATAAAGGTTTTCAATCTACTGATGTGGGCAAAAAAAGCGCTGAGTTTTATGCGGGAGTAAGAAAAGAAAATGGTGCTGATGGAGAACTTGTTTTATTCCGTTATACATTAAAAAAAGGATTAAATGCTGTTGATGTTGGTTACGGAGAAGTTGTAGTTCAGAGAAATGCAAAAATTAGCGTGACTAATAAAACCAAGAGTGGCGAATACACAATTATTGATGCGGTGGTAGAAAAATGAATAAAGAAGCCCGTATCATTATAGATGTTGAAGATTTTATTTCAATGTTTTCACAAATTGATTCTATGGAAAAGCATGGTTCCCATGACCAAAAAACTCATGGCAATTGGGCTTCAGGTAATTACGAGAATCTTTCTGATTGGTTTAAGGATGAAGTAAAAGTCTTTGAGTCCGAAACCGAACGAGAAGTTTATTTCATGGAGAAGTTATTTAGCCAACGGTTAAAAGGATTTACTGAATTAAATAATCCTGAATTTACACAGGCAATAAGTTTCTATCAAAGTCGTGGCGGTTACGACATGAATGAGGCTTTGAGAGACCCTCAAATAAGCGATGATGGCTATAAATCAACAATTGATTCACTTGATAAAGCGATAGAGACCGCACCTGCATTAAGTGAAGAATTAGTTGCGTATAGGGGAGTTAAAGGAAACGGCTTAGATTTCTTTGACAAACTCAAAGTTGGAGATACTTGGGAAGATAAAGGCTATACATCCACAACAATTGATGCTGGAGTTGCTCAACAGTTTGGTGGCGTACAGCCGTATTACGATGGATTAGTGTTTCGTATGAAGTTACCCGCTGGTACGAAGGGAATCTTTCCTGCTGGTTATCATGAGCCTTTGAATGGATGGACTCCTGATACGACTGAGGCGGAATTCTTGATGGGTCGCAATGCTAAATTCAAGGTCGTTGCTCAACGCGGAAAAGTGTGGGATGTGGAGTTGGTGCCATGAACTTAGAGAAATTTCAGTACGGTTCATCTAAAGGCTTATCCCTTGTCCTTGAAAAGCACGGCACTCATGACCAAAAAACCCACGGTAATTGGGCAACTGGAGCGAGCATGGGAGAAGGCGTCGCTTCAAGCATCCTAGAGCGCGTTAAAGCCAATGGCGGACTCTCTGTGAACATGGTGGATGGGTCTGAACCTACTGGCGGGTACATGGTCGCTAAAGGCTCACAATACGGTTCAATTGCCAGCGCTGATGATTTCTATGACCCAGTAAAGGGTCCAAAGATTCTTGCTGATTACATGAAGAAAAATAAGTCTGACCTAGCAACGGGGAAAAACTACCTCGGTTTATGGCACAATACGGCAGACGGACAGGTGTATCTCGACATCTCGGAAAACATCCAAGATGTAGATACTGCTAGAACTCTCGGCGCTAAACGCGACCAAATCTCAATTTGGGATGTGGCGAACTTTGCTGAGATAGAAACAGGAGGAACAGGTAATGTCGGAAAAACTAGAGGTAGTCAAACTGCCCGACATCTCAAAGATGACGGACGAGGAAATCGACCAGTACGCCCAGCAACTTTGGGGCAAGTTGGAAAAGCCCTCAAAGTAATTCGCTTTGCGGTTGGATTGATTCCAGTCATAAAGCATGATGCTGGCGGTCACGACCAAGCAAGTCACGGTAATTGGGCGCGTGGAGTTACTGAACAAGAAGATAAACTCATCAATCAAATGGAAGGCGTTGGTCCAACCTTAGATGAGTTAGAAGCGGCTCTTACTCAACAAAGCCCTGACATGAGCGATTTAGTCACTTATGTTAATAATGACTCAGTTCTTTATGAACGAGCAACGCAAGGCATAGATGAAAGAGTTGCTGAAAGAATAAAAGAAATGTATGCAACAAATCTTGAAATGGAAGAATTAACAGAACAACAAAAATCTAACATTTATGATGATGTGCAAGAGGAAATGATTACGGAATACATCGAATCCGACATTTCAAGCATGGAAGAAATGTGGCAATCAGAACAGTCAGCATCATTTAATCCTGAAGATTTACACGGTCCTATGGATGAGGTTTATGCCATGGAGCATCAGGTATTTAATAGTGAAGGGGACTTGGTTACTACTCTTGATTCATCAACAACGAACATTTATTTAGATGGCGAGAGATTAGTTGTACAAGGTCAAGTTGCTACTTCTGATGGTGATTATGCTGGTGAATTCCAACGCTCATTCTTCAAAAGCCAAGACAGAGAAGGCAATGAAATTTGGGCGGTTGAGCATGACCTCTTCAAAATGGATGATGAATACGCAGGGGTTGGATTTGGTTCTAAATTCATAGCACAACAAGAGGCTTGGTATGTCGGCGTGGGTATTGGCAGAATTGATGTAGGCACAGCATGGGATGGCGCTCGTCATTGGGCTAAATCAGGTTATGACTTTGACGAGAGAGGTATGCGTCAGAATGTGGGCGAACTACTAAGAGGTAGGGTCTATAACTCTGCTGATTTTGAAGAAGGTTCACCAAACCGCATTGAGTTCGATAATTTGATGTCAAAAATGGTTACAGAATACGACTCAGCAGGAAGGTCATTTGGAACCATTAAAACTATTGATTCTGATGATTTCCCTATTCCAAACGATTTCTTGATGATTGGCTATGCCGATAGATTTGAGACAGGCACTAATCCTTATACGGGCAAACCTGTTTATTCATGGGCTGGGGCAAGATTGCTAGATAGTCGTAACATGAAGTATCAAAAAGGCTTGAGCAAGGAAGGTCGTTCTATCATTCAGGGTCCAATTGACCGTGATGGGGATGGCTTAGTCTACGACGGAACGCCTCGCGAAAAACCCGCTCCTACGGTAAACTCATCACCATGAACAGACAAGAGAGACTAGACGCCTTATCGAAACTCCATGCCTCCATGCCTGTTGAGATGGAAGGATTGCCTGACGATAAAGAGATTGCTTTCCTTGACAAAGTAGTTGAAAACAAATTAACCGCAGTTCAGGAAACTAAATAACAGTTGTAAACCAATCCGCTATCATGTGAACATGGCGGAAATTGCATCTAAGTTAATCTCTTTAAGCGCTGAACAATTAACGGCGCTTCATAACCGCATCCATAAGTCTCAAGCCTCTCCAGCAACTATCGAGGTTCACCACACAGTTCTTAACGAGATGGCTCGACGCAAGATGGAACGCCCTTCTGATGAGTGGGATGAGTTTGAGATTCTTGTTGATTCAATCAATGATGTAGACCTAACCTCTCTTGGCTCATCATTACCAGCCGAAATGGTTGCAGATGTAGTTAAGTCTGCTGGAACAAACATTGGCAATGTCCAAACTTTCCTGACTTCAAACGGCTATGAAATGCGTATCGAGCCAGTTGAGATTCCTCTTGACCCATTCGAGAAGATGATTCGTGAAGAGGATGGCAAGTTCACAGTTTACGATTCAACAGGTACTCGTAAGTTCGGAACCTATCCATCGAAGAAAAAGGCTCAAGAGCGCTTAGACCAAATCCATAGATTCTCAAAGGCAGATAACACTCCGCCAAAGGCAGTTCGAGATGCGGCGCGACGCGCACTTGATTGGATTGGCGAAGGCAAGGCTGGAAGTGGATTTACTTCAGGTGGTCGTCATCGTGCATCACAGTTGGCTTCAGGAGAAAACATTTCTCTTGACACCTTAAAGCGCATGAAATCTTTTTTCTCTCGTCACGAAGTTGATAAGAACGCAGTTGGATTCTCTCAAGGAGAGAAAGGCTATCCATCCGCAGGTCGAGTTGCTTGGGATGCTTGGGGCGGAGATGCAGGATTCGCATGGGCTGAGTCCATGGTTGCTCGCGCCGAAAGAGAAGAAGTTGAAAAACATAACCCAGGCAAGCATGACCAAAAAACACATGGTTCTTGGGCAGATGACATTGCAGATGCAATCAATAACGGCGAACATCCAACAGTTGAAAAAGAAAATGTTTCTGCATTTTTGCTAAGTGCCTCAAAGCGTACAGACCACCCTGATTTAACTGAGTTAAGCGTTGAAGGTACATTGCTCTACGGCGATGAAGGTATGGGAATTGCTCGTAAGGAAATGCCACAAATTCCTGGAAAAGAACGCGCTCGTTTCTTGGAAGAAATTGAGAAGAGCGACGGCATTACAGTTGAAAAAGAAAAGATAGACCCAACAACTTTGAAGCCAATTCAGAAAGAAATTTCTGCCGCTCGTTCAGGTGCTATTTATAAGAAGTTTCAAGAAGATGGCGAGATTCCAAAAGATGAACGAATCCTTATTTCAAAGGATGGCTTCGTAGTTGATGGACACCATACATGGGGAGCGGCTGTTGCATTTGCTTTTGATAATCCTGGAACTGAGTTGCCTGTCTATCGTTTATCAGTAAATGCAAAAGAAGCATTAGACATTTCTCTCAAGTGGTCAAAGGAAAATGGTTTTGAGGGTCAAGCAATTGACGCAAAAGAGCCAGCCAAGAAAAATCTTACATGGCAACCACTTAGCAAGCATGGCAATCATGACCAGCGCACTCATGGCTCTTGGGCAAATAACATGGTTTCAGACATTGAACCTGAGCAGGGACAATCAAAGGAAGCAATTGCACTTGCTCGCGGAGTTCGTGAAAAAGCAGTTGCGGCTGAACCAATAATTACAAAATTAGTTGAAGGCATTGCTCAACAGTCAGGTGCAAAACTTGAGGGTCTTTCACAACGAATTAAATCAACAGATTCTCTTGCTCGTAAGATTGACCAAGATGCAGAACAGGGATACCAAGGAGATAGAAAGAAAGCGGCTGAGGAAATTTCTGACGCCAATCGTTACACCATCGCAGTCAATGACACAGATTATGCAGATACATTAAATTCTGCTGTAACTGCATTTGAAGCAACTGGATGGAAAGTTCGAGTTAAAAACTTTTGGCAGTCAGGTGACCCTTATGACGGTGTAAACATCAAGGCAGAGCGTGATGGCATCAAGGTTGAAGTACAGGTTCACACTCCAAAGTCATACCAAACCAAGGAAAAAGCCCTTCACGACATTTACAAGGAATACAGAGCATCTACAGATGATGCAGTCCGTCGTAGCACTTGGGACAAGATGGTGGGCATAGCCAAGCGAGTTCCTCGACCAGCAAACTACGCAACGATTCTTGGCGTTGGCACTTTGATTATTCAACAGTTCGAGACCGCTCAACAGGCTGGCTTGATAAAAACAACTGGGGTTGGTAAACTATCCCCTGAGAGGAGGGCATAACAAATTGCGATACTTTGTAAACTTTTACCGTAATCAGCCACACACTCTTTGGCGTTTCAATGTCGAGTCTGACCGAATCCTTGAAGAGCGCTGGGATGGCTTGTCTTGGACTCCTACGACCTACATCGCTGAGTACCTTATAGACGGCGAAGCAAACATTGATGAGATTACTCCTGAGTTGGCTCAAAAGGCTTTTCCAGTTGCCTTTAATGATGTTGCTAAATCTATTGGTGCCTACGAAGTCTCAAAGGCTGAAGGCGAAAAGAGATACACGCTAGGTGCGATGTACATTCCTGACCGTCTTGATGCACACAATGAATGGACAGATGCCGAAGAGTTGCAAAGAGCAGTTTGGGATTATGTCCGAAGCAATGACCGTCGTATCCGACTCCAACACAATCGTGAAATTGTTGCAGGGGAATGGGTCGAAGTTATGGCATTTCCATACGAATTAACAGTTCCAATTACAACCCCAAGTGGAATTACAGTCAATCATACTTATCCTGCAAACACAGTATTTCTTGGAGTTATTTGGGAAGAGTGGGCATGGGAGAAGATTCAACGCGGAGAGATTCTTGGCTATTCGATTGGTGGACGAGCAGAGCGTCTTTATGTGGACATGGAAAAGAACAACCCAACTGTTACCGATGTTCATGTTGATACAATTATGAATCCTAAGAAAAAGAAAGTAAAGGAAACCAAATGAAAGACATGAAGATTCTCAAAGAATTGCGTCAGGGTCCTATGAAAAACATGAAGGACGAAGAGTACGCAATGCTCGAAGAGCAGGTTAAAAATGTGGGAATCAAAGGTCTTAAAGGTTACGCAAAGTCAATGATTGAAAAGGGTATGCGCGACATGGCATACGCTATGAAAAAGGCTCTTTCAGTATCAACTGGCGACATGGTTTCTTGGAATTCATCAGGTGGAATGGCTACAGGCAAGATTGTCCGCATTGTGCGTGAAGGCAAAATCAATGTACCTGATTCAAGTTTTACAATTGAAGGAACTGAAGATGACCCAGCGGCGCTTATTCAGTTGTATCGAGATGGCAAGCCAACTGAAACTAAAGTTGGACATAAGGTTTCAACACTAAAAAAAGCATAAGCCTAGACAAACATCTAGGCGCTACGCACGACCAAAAAACTCACGGCGGTAAATACAACACCGATGACTCTGAGGGCGAAGATAGTTCTGAGCCAAAAAACTTCAGAGGTAAGAAGCCAAAGATTTCCTACGATGACAATGACACCGAAGGCGAGTTCGACAACAATGCAGATGACCCTCGCTGGATGGATGACATGGACATCCTTAGACCTCCGAAGCGTAAATGAAATCAATCATTGACAGCACGATAGAGATTCTGAGTTCAATGAATCTCGAGGCTAATAAGGTAACTACGCTCCCAGGCTATGCAGGAATCCAAGTTGATTTACCAAATGATTCACAAGCATTTTTTGTGTGGAGCAAAATGGATGACGATGATTTCCATTTTAGAACCGCTCGCTTTTGGGCTAACGAAAATCCATTCTCAATGTGGGTTTGCCCAACCTTGCCCGAGGCTCTTGCCCAAACTCGGGTTTTAATCAACTAACAAAAAAGCGGCGAATTACACCTATGGTATTCTTTGGGAGTCAAGACCCGAGTTAGTTTTTTAGCGCGTTGCTAATAAGGCTTTCTCTATTTCGTTAGGAGTCACATTGGCTGGTCGTACTCGTAAAATGGTGAATTTATCCATCGAGGAAACTAGCGGGGTAGACCATCCCGCTCATCTACACGAAGGTTGGCTTGTAATGAAGTCCGCCGAAGAATCTGAAGTTCAGAGGGTTTTAGACGAATCGCTCACCGAGGAG